GCGCAGAGGTTGCGGCTATGGTGTGGCCCAGGTGCTCGACCGAGATAGAGAGTTAACCCGGCAACATTCCCTAACTGCGCCGCATCATAGAAGCTACTCCACCAACGGTAGCTTTGGGCGGTGGCCATTCATCTGTGACGGGCATGGAATTGTGAAGGATGGGGCCAGCACTTAGATATCGAGGTTTTTGACCAACCCTTTGTTGCGTTCCAGCTTTCCATCTCTGACCCAGCGGCGGACTGTCGCTTCTGACTTCCCTGCCTTTTGGGCGTATTCCGCGACTGTTATCCACTTGGCCGGCGGGCTGATTTTGGAAGACAGGAGTAACTTCTTGATCTCGGTCAGTTCGTCCTGAAGACGTGCGAGGGCGTCAGCATCTACTGCAATAAGTTGCTGTGTCATTTTTGGTTCCTGGTTCGCGCTGCAGTAACAGCTGGGGTGGTTGTCGTGTCAGGCGGTAAATTTGTGATCGCTGGCATAGTTGCCCCACTGATCTGCCATCGCATTGGCAATGCCTGGGAAGGTCTTGCTGCGGATCTGCCAGCGCAGTTCGCCTGGCGGGGCGCGGTGAATGGCTGACCAGCGCTTATGGTCTGCTGTGCCTTTCTCGGGCGGTGTCAGCTTGTTGGTGGGGGTGAGCTTGGGCAGTCCGCGCAGGTAAAGCCCTGTGGCCTTGAAGGCAGGCTCTCCAAACCACCAGGGCTGCACATGCTGGGCGGCGGGCTGAAAATTCTTGATCCGCTGTTTTGCGTGTTTGTGCATCACCGGATTTTCCACCGCGACGCGCGCGATAGGCGCATTCCAGCAGGCTGAAAACAGCGCGGCGCCTTCATCGAGGTCAGCCCACATCTCTGCCAGGCTGCGCCCCTTTGGGGGCTGGTGCAGCCAGCGCACGCCGCTGTTGCACAGCCGGGTGCAGGGCGGGTGCATCACGGCCAGCAGATCCCAGCCCATATCCAGCACCTCGCGCACATCGCATTGCATGTGGCGGTTGCTGCGGTCCTGCGCGGGCAACAGATCACAGGACCAGGCGTCATGGCCGCGCTCAAGAAACGCCCGGCGCACCGCGCCGCTGGTTTCGCAGCCGATCAGAACTTTCAACTGTTTCATGGTGGTCCTAGTCTTTTCCTGCGGCACGGCGCATGCGGCGGATACTGCGCCGCATGATGCCGGCGCGTTCCTGCCGCAGAGCTGCGAGCGCCAATTCCTTGCGCTGGATCCGGTTGTGCAGCCGGGCAAGGCGTTCAAATTCTTCCGGGGTGGCGTGATGCATCCAGGGCGCGCCAAGCCCGAACGGCTTTTCTTGTCGAGGGGCTGGCATCTCTGCCTGTACAGCAGCAGCCAGTGCACGGATGAAATCAGTCGGGGCGTGTTTTGTCGGCATTTATCCATGCTTTCTGGGGGCTTGGATGCGGCCAGACCAAATCAGGAAATCGGTGTGCATATTCTCAAACCGCTGGCGCGCAGCGGTGTCGGTTGCAAGCTGGCGGCGGCTTTTGACCTGGCAGACGGTGCGCAGATGTTCGGTGGCCGCTGTCGGGCTGAACTGGCCACCGGGAAAGCCATTGCGGGTGGCGGCGTAGCGCTGAAAGGCCACGTCATGGGCCAGCATGGCGGCGCGCATGGGGGTCTTGTCCTGTACTATTTGTTGCATGGTGCCTCCTGTTGTCTGGATGGGGCGCGGCGGGTGTCGGTGAGTGATGGGCTTTTTCGTGCCGCGCCCTATTGGGCAGCGCTTACGCTGCCGGTGTCGGGCATGGGGAAGAGTGCTGAGCTGCCGGGGTTTTGGCAGCGGCGGCGAGCCAGACTGACAGCGCGGCATAGCCATCGCTGCCAGTTTCACAGATCCCCAAGAGGTCGGCGCGGTGGGTCAGGTTTTCTGGTTCCCACCAATCCTGCGGATCATCGCTTGGCGGGGTGATGGTGCCGCCGAGGTCAAGGAACCGCAAAAACCGGTCCAGGCCGTGGTATTGCTTCAAATCCAGCGCAGCCGCGCGGATTGCAGGAAAATCAAGCGGCATGGGGCGGCAGGCCACAATAGCCCTTTGTTGCGATCAGGTCGCGGACCCTCTCAGCGACACGATCAAGGGTTTGATCGATCGGCTCTGGCGTTGGCGGCGGGCAGTCCACGATATGCTGCGGCCGCAGCCTGCTGGGATCAAAGCTTTGCCCGCGCTCAGCCTTGAGTGCGGCCCAGGCCGTGGTGAATACGGTTGTGTCGCTGAGGAAATCCTCTGGATGAGAGGCGATCCCGCGGGCGGTCTGAATGACTTCTTTTGGAAGGTCTTGCATCTAATTCTCCTTCGGTTGATGGAGATTAAGTAGTCCGAAAAAAATGGACCAGTCAACAACATAGTTCAAAAATTTCGGATAATTATTTGCTTGGCGTTTTGGTTTTGGGTGATGTAAGTGAGAACGAAATCGGAACACTGGAGGAATCGAGACAGCATGATATTGTTCGTCGCAGCAAGGCTGCGCCGGTTAGGTATTGATCTGAATTGGGTATTTGACCCTTTAGGGGCTATGCGCTTTGCAGTGCGCCGAACAGTCGATCCTGGACGTCCTGAGGGAGCTGAGAAAAGTCACCATGAAGGATGAAGTTAAAGTCTATGCGATGTTGCCTGTAGTAATAACGCATTGTCTTCAGGCCAGGGGCGCCACGGCTTTCCTGCGAGTGAAACGTTGTCTTCTTTAGGCCCAGCTCCTTGGCGACTTCCAGTTGCTGCATGCCAATTGACTTGCGCGCTGCTAACAGGCGGGTCCTGATTGCTTCTGGGCTAATGTCACCTGTGAGGGCGAGCCGTTCTTTTTGTTCGATGTCCATGGTAATTGAGTACCCTAAATCCGAATAAAGTGAACTTTCTGTCTGTCGGATCTTGCTGGTACGCAAATATCGGACTATGCAGGGCGCATGACCACTCGTACCCTGATCCAAGCTTTGGGTGGATATCGCGCCGTCGCGATGCGCCTGAACAAAAAACCAACAACCGTGCATACCCATATGCAAGAGGGCGTGATGCCTGCTGCCTGGTATGATGCGTTGTGCAAAATGGCGCGAGAGCAGCAGGTGGATGAACCATCGCGGGCTCTTTTCTCCTTTCTGAAGGTGACGCCGACCCAGAGGGAGGACGCCGCATGAGCCGCCCGCGTCTAACCCTGATTGTAAGCAATGATCTGTCATGTGCCGAGGCTGGCACGCCCCAGCTGCAAAGCTCTTGGTCAAAACAGTTGGACCCGTACCGGCTGAAGGTCGAGGCGCCGGACCTGTGGTCCAGCTACTTCCGCGCCCGGTTCAACAGCCCGCGTGAGGTGGCGCTGTTTTGTGATGTCAGTTTCCAGACGGCGCTGAACTGGTGGGGAGCGGTGACCTCTCCGGCCAGCCACATCGCGCTGCTGATGATCCTGACGGATCCGCAGGCGCCGGAGTTCTTTCAGACACAGATGGGGCAGGCGGCATGAGCATCCAGACGCAACGCATTGCCTACCAGATCTGGTGGATGACCCGCGCAACCGCAGGCGATTGCACCCTGACGGATCTGGCGCGCTTTACCGGCGCCTCTGCCAATACCTGCCGCAACATCTGCATGCACCGGGGCTGGGGCAACCGCTACCGCCGCCGGGTGACGGATCGCCGCCGCATGGCCCCATTTGAGGCCGCGCAGGCCTGCGAGGTCTATGACCTGCTTGAGGCCTTTGTCTGATGGCGGTCCCGCATCACCTGCAGCCGGTGAATATCAGCGATCTGCCGGACTACCCGCTGTCCTGCGATGACCGGCTGGACAGCCATTTCTTCATGGCCTGGGAGCGGCGGCGCTGGCTGGCCTCGGACATGCGGCTGAATGCAACGCCGGAATGCCGGGCGCTGTTCTTTGATCTGATCAATATCGCCTATGACAACAGCCCCGTCGGCACCCTGCCGATGGATCAGAATATTCTGGCCAAACTGCTGATGATTGATCCGGTGCATTTTGGCTCGCTGTGCAAGCTGGATTATGGGCCGCTTTATAAATGGGAGGTCTGCCGCTGCGACAATGGCGATATCCGGCTGATGCACCCGATGGTGCTGCGCAGCCTGACCGAGGCCATGGCCCGGCGCCAGGACCACCGGGCGCGCAATGACGCTGCCAACTCGGCCAAGCGATTGCAGCGGCTGCGCATCACGGTGTCGGGCTATCACGCGGATCTGGCCAAGAATGACGCGGCGGTGCGCTGGATGGATGAATGGCTGGTGAAAGAGGGCTGCGAATACCGCAGTGCCGCCTGGATCGAGCGCTCGATGCAGGCCTGGTCGAACCACATCTTTGACCTCGGTCGGGCCGGGGGCGCGTTTCAAAACAGAGGATCCTGACACTGTCCGACAGTGTCCAAGACTGTCCGGCGGACAGTTCAAGACAGTCTCGGACAGTCTCAGACTGTCCTGCACGACATAGACAAAGACAAAGACAAAACATGACAGCAGGACGGTTGCGCCCCAGTTGCAGCGCCGCGCCTGTGGATAAGTCGGAATTGCTGAGAAAGAGGAAGGGCAGAGACATGGATGCCAAAGATCAGGCCGCAGGTGAACGCCGGGTGAAGGATCACCTGATCGAGCCGTTGAAGAAGTTGGGGCTGGCCAAACCGACCAGCCTGACAGTGGCGCAGTTTGACGCGATGGTCGCGGATCTGGGCGGCAAGCTGGCCTATATGTCGGAACTGAACCTGCAGGCGCTGGCGGAACAGGTGGCCAATATGCCCGGCGGCAAGGATCGCGACCGCTTTCCCATCGCGGCCAAGATCCTCGGCTGGGCTGCCGAGATCCAACCGCCGGCCGATGATGCCTCGCCTCTGTTTCGGGCGGTCTTTGCCCATGCCCTGGGCCAGCGCGCCCTGGCAGAGGGCTGGGCGCCGGAATTGTTGGCCGAGTTGCGCCGGGCCCGCGTCTGGCCGCGCGAGTATGATCTGCGCCAGGTGCAGGACCGTGCCGGTGATGCGCGCCGCCGGGTCGCTCGGCTGGAAGACAAATTGCGCCGGGGAGAGACCGTGTCGCCACAGGACCAAACCTTCCAACAGCGCCGCGCCGCTGCCGAGGTGAAGTGCCGACGCATCGCAGCGCTGGCATTGGAGGTCTCGGCATGAAGGACTTTGTTGTGATCGTCAGCCCTGACGGCGCGGCGCGGCTAGAGGCGGAAGAGATCCGTCTGGCCGGGATCAAAGCCCGCAGCGCGGTGCCAGAGATTTGCGGCGATGCCATTGCCGAGGCCCCGGCGCGCGGCCCGTTCCGGGTGTTTGAGCCACAGGCGCTTTATCCAGACGGGGAGGGCGGCTTTGCGGTCAAACATGCGGGCTATCGCGGGCGCAGCGCCATCCAGCGCGCCGATGTGTTTGATGTGATGGCGGCCAAGGCTGCGCGGCACAAAAAGCCCTCACCGCTCACGCCGGGGCAGGTGGCCATTGGTCGCCATTACCGCGACCTGGTCGAGCGCCACGCCTGCGCTGGTCTCAAGTGTTCCTCGATCGAGGCGCTGCGATCCGGCGGCGGTGGTCGCGGCGGCGACTTCATGGACGCGGTGCTGCGAGACCGCGAGGAAATCGAACATCTGCGCCGTCGCATCGGCACCGGCTCTGCCATGGTTGTCCGCCGCATCCGCCCCTCCAAACGCGGATCCCGCACCAGTATTTTCGACCGGCGATTGGTGGACATGGTCTGCCTGGAAGATCGCACCCTCAGCGACGTGCTGAAAGCGCATGGTTGGTCCGTCTATGGTGACACGTCCACTGCCATCGCCAAGGCGCTCGGGCAGGCGCTGGAAAGGATGAGGGGCGGCTAAGCGCAATCTTCAAATCTCTGGCTGCTGAGAGAGGGAGAGCCTAGGGCAAGATTAACGCCCTATAGACTGGGAAATATTATTTCGCCAGCGGAATTGACTGAGTAATCATCGTACGTTCTTATGCTCCTAATAGTTGCATGGATTTTGATATGTCAGAAGAGCTTCCTGAATTTCTCACCCAAGGTGAACAAGCACGCCTGTTTCCCGTACTTTCAACCACATCAAAAGAAGGGCGAACCACTTCGATTGTTCTGGCCTGCTTGGCCAAGGTCGACGAATTTGGAGCTAGTCTGCTTTCTGGACTTGGGCTGCGTATCGGGGTTCGTTCGAAGATTGAAACCTATACCGAAGTTGTCTGTGTGAACCGCACAACAGACAAGAAGGATCGGCCGGATGGCCTGATTGTTCTGCGAACTGGAAGCCGCGAGTGGCGTGCTTTGGTCGAGGCCAAGGTCGGGACGAATAATTTGGAAGCAGACCAGATCGAAAAGTACCGACAACTGGCAAAAGACAACGACATCGATTGTGTCATTTCCATATCAAATCAATTCGCAACAACGCCGACTACTCACCCCGTGCCAGAGGTCAACAAAAGCCGTTCCAAAATCCCCGTTTTCCATTGGTCATGGATGCACATTTTGACTGAAGCCGACCTATTACTCAGTCGAAATTCCGTCACAGATAGCGATCAGCGCGTTCTATTGAACGAGCTGAGGAGATTTTTGACCCATGAGAGTGCGGGGGTGAAGGGGTTCGACCGTATGCCCAAAGCCTGGACCGAGGTTAACAAGTTGGTGGCCAGTGGCGGCGTTATTCCTGCCAAGTCCGCAGATGCGCAGGAAGTGATCACAGCATGGCATCAGGAAACGCGCGACTTATCCCTCATTCTGAGCCGGATGACGGAGACCTACGTGTCGGAACGCCTGCCTCGCAAACATCTTTCCGACGGCAACTTGCGATCCAAAGATGAATTGAGCACCCTGAGGGAACAGCACCAACTGCAAGCTGAATTGGACGTACCAGATGCAGCGGCTCCGATCCAGGTTACCGCAGACATTAATCGACGGTGTGTTGATGTGGGAATGGTTCTACGCGCGCCAGAAGACAAGGTTTCTGCCAAGGCAAGGGTTAACTGGATCCTGCGGCAGATCAAAACAGATCGACTAGAGGATCTGTATCTACGACTTATGTGGCCAGGGAAATCTGAGCCTACCCAGCATTTAGTTTCGGACCTAAAGGCGAATCCTGAACTGGCAGCCGAGGGAAAAGATCAGCTTTCACCACATAGCTTTTTCGTCTTTCGATCTAAACAATTGGGAGCTCGCTTCGCACAACAAGTCAACTTTATCGTGGAACTAGAGGAGGCTGTGCCCTCTTATTACCGTGATGTCGGGGCCAACTTGTCAGCATGGCAAAAACGCGCTCCTAGGATCAAAGAGGATCGCGCAACCGCAGAAGATGTCACTACGGAAGCGATTTCTGAAGACGCACAAAATTATGACACATGACGTGTTCTTAGCGACATTGCCTGTAAATCCCCCCTTGACGCTTACCTCATCGGCATGCGAGTAGCTTTGCATCATCAATAAATGCGCCCACGGGAAACCGGCGGGCGTTTTTGCGTTGTATCATCTGACATCATTGAGAGGGCGCGGGATGCCAAAGAAACCCTGCGCGCATCCTGGCTGTTTACGACTGATTGAGGTTGGGATTGGCTATTGCGATGCGCATGCCCGATCGGCAAAGCAGGACCGGGACAAGCCATCTGAGGCCAAGCGGCGCTCGGATCGGCCCAGCCGCAAATGGTACAACAGCAAGGGCTGGCGCGGCAAAACAGGTCGGCGTTTGCAGCAACTGAATGCAGAGCCACTGTGTCGGCTTTGCCCGGATCACTCAAAACAACTGGCCACGGTCGCTGACCATGTGCTGCCGCACCGGGATGACTATGGGTTGTTTTGGTTCGGAGCGCTGCAGTCGCTCTGCAAGAGCTGTCACGACATCAAGAAACAACGGGCCGAGAGGCGCGAAACACAGGGAGGGGGGCTTTGAAAGTCTGGCCCCTCTAAGGCTGAAACCGGCGGGAATAATCGGATTTATTCGCGCGCAAATTTAAGGGGGGGGGTATGCACCACACTGGCACAGACATTCAGAAACTGGTCGACCTCCTGGGGGGCTGGCCCGCTCATTTTGACGATGTCGAGAAAGCGCATGGCGAAAGCCTGCTGCGTTACTTGAAGCGGGACGGGCTGATCGATGAGCCGGTTTTTGGGCAGGTTGTTCGTTACGCGGTTCACCGCGCTGCTTTTGATCGGCTGTCTGTCCTGATCGTCGATGAGGGGTTCACCGGCACCGAAGGCAACTTCATGTCGGGCCTGGCCCAACAGCGCGCCGCTCATGAAAACCGGATCGCGGTGCTGGAACGCGAGCTGCTGGGAACACCCTATGTCCGGGCCAAGCAAGGGCAGTCGACCCAAACTTCATTTATGGGTTTGCTCAATGATCCCGCGCCGGAAGACGGCAGGCAGGGCGGCAAGGTTATTACGCCGTTCCGACCCCTGACCCGAAAAGGGACGCGTGCCTGATGCTGGATTGTGGAGTTTCAACGCCGATCACCCAGCGCGGTTTGCAGTGGGTGGAGGATGTGCTCGCCGGGGAGGTGCCGAGCTGCAAGCGAGCCCAGCAGGCCTGCAAGCGGTACAAAGCGGATCTGAAACGCGCCGGAACGGATGCCTTTCCCTATGTGTTTGACGCCGAGGCCTCAGAGCACATGGGCGCCTTTCTGGAAGCTTTGCCCCATATCGAGGGGGCATGGGCCGCGCGTGGTGAGACCCTGACATTGCTGCCGTGGCAGGCCTTCATGATTGGCCAGATCGGCGGTTGGCGCCATATGGTTACGGGGTTGCGGCGGTTCCGTACCGCCTATGTTGAGGTGCCGCGCAAGAATGGCAAATCCACGCTGCTGGCCGGTGTCGGACTTTACTTTCTTGTGCCAGATGGTGAGCCGGGCGCCAAGGTTTATTCGGCAGCAGCTTCGACCCATCAGGCGCGGATCGTCTTTGATGCGGCCCGCGTCATGGCGCTGTCAGGTGAAGCCGAAGGCATGGGCCTGGATGAGGTGCTGGGGCTGACGGTCGAAGAGCATAAGATCAAAACCCAGGATCCGGCGGCGGTGTTTCAGCCGATCGCCAGCCAGACCAAATCAAAGGATGGCAAGAACCCGCATTGTGCGATCGTTGATGAGCTGCACGAGCATGACAAGCGCGATGTCTGGGACTCGATGGCCTCGGCTCTGGGGGCGCGCGAACAGCCCTTGCTGATCGCCATCACCACAGCCGGTTACAACACTGGGGGGATCTGCTTTGAGCAGCGCAAGTATCTGCAGAGCCTGCTGGACGGGGACCGCAAGAATGAGCGCTATTTCGGCCTGATCTTTGAGGCCGATGAAGGGGATGAGCCGGGAGACCCCAAGACCTGGGCCAAGGCCAACCCCAGCCTGCATGAGGCCAAGTCATTGGATTACATGCAGGATGAGTGGGAGAAGGCAGAGGCCAGCCCGGCGGCGCTTGGGGAGTTCCTGCGCAAGCACCTGGATATCTGGACCAGCGTTGGTGCTGCAGCAATTGATATGGAGGCCTGGCGGGCCAGCGAGGATGCCAGCATGAAGCTGGTGCAGTATCGCGGGCACAAAGCCTATATTGGCGTGGATCTTGCCACCCGGAAAGATCCGGCCAGCGTTGTGGCGCTGATCCCTGACGGCAAACTCTATCGCCTGTTCAGCTGGCATTTCTTGCCGGAGAAAATCGTGGATGCGCCGGGCAATGAGCATCTCTGGGGCTGGAAGAAAAAGGGCCTGATCTACACCACGCCGGGGGCGGAACTGGATCTCAACATGGTTGAGGCACTGGTGCTGCAGCTCGCGGGGCTGGGCGATGATACCTGGGGCTGGTCAGATCTCCCGGCGCTTGATGTTGAGATGGTGGTTTATGATGCGGCCTTTGCGGCGCAGATGGCCGCGAACTGGGAGAGCGCCGGCATTACAGCCGTTGAGCTGCGGTCGCGGGCGGCCAACCTGAATGAGCCCTTCAACAAGCTGATTGCCAGCGTTGAAGATCACCGGGTGATCAATGACGGCAATGAGGTTCTGACCTGGATGGCAGGCAACACTCTGCAAAAACAGGTGCAGGGCGGCGACTACATCTATCCGACCAAACAGGTGCCTGAGGATTCCATTGATGGAATGATCGCCACCATGAATGCCATCTGGCCGCTGTGCCAGGTGCCCGAAGACACCAGCGACGCAGAACGACGCGGCAGCTTTTTTGCAGCACTTGGAGCCTCCTCATGAGCCTGATCGACAAGGCGCTGTCAGCCGTGGGGCTGCAGCTCAAATCCGCAAGCGCGGTTAAATGGACGGATGGCCGTGGCCAGGGTGGCGAGGCTGGCAATGCTGGAGAGCTGGTCAGCGCGCAGTCGAGCCTGGGGCTTTCGGCGGTCTGGGGCTGTGCCAACTTGATCAGCGGCACCCTTTCCTCACTCCCTTTCGAGGCGATCCGGCGGACGGAGGGCGGTATTGCCGAGGTGGCCAGGGATCATCCGCTGCACCGGGTGATTTATGAAAGCCCGAACTTTGACCAAACGGCGCTGGATTTCTGGGACTTCATGAACCTGTCGCTTGAGCTTTGGGGCAATGCCTATGCCTCGGTGGTGCGCAAAGATGGAAAAGTGACGGCGCTTTACCCGGTCCAGCCGGAGTCCATGGCGGTGCGGCGTCTGGAGGATGGCCGGATCGAATACCGCTGGAGCGACAATGGCAGGCCCTTCGTCAAGCTTGATCGGGATGTGTTTCATGTCCGTGGTCCTGGGGGCAATCCGCTGGGTGGCATGTCGACGTTGCGCTTTGGGCTGCAGACTTTTTCCTCTGCGCTGGCGGCAGAGCGGGCGGCTTCCAGCATGTTCAAGAACGGTCTGCGCCCCTCTGGGCTGATCAAGTTCAAGGAATGGCTGAATGCGGAAGAGCGGATCACGGCGGAGGCCATTGTTGAGAAATATCAGGGCGCGGTGAATTCGGGCAAACCCTTCATCGCGGAGGGTGGCCTGGAGTATGAGCAGATCACCATCTCGCCTGAGGATGCGCAGATGCTGGAGACGCGGCAATTCTCTGTGGAAGAGATCTGCCGGTTCTTTCAGGTGCCGCCAGCCTTGATCGGCCATGCCGGGGCATCGACCGCCTGGCCGACAAGCGTTGATCAGCAGGTGCTGATGTTCACCAAGTTTTACCTGCGCCGTCGGGTGAAGCGGATCGAGCAGGCGGTGCGCAAGCAGCTGCTGACGCCAGCTGACCGGGCTGCGGGGATTGCTGTGCGGATCAATATGGATGGGTTGCTGCGGGGCGATAGCGCCAGCCGCGCCAGCTTCTATCAGACCATGGCCCAGATCGGTGGGATGACCATCAATGAAATCCGCAAGCTGGAAGGCAATCCGCCAGTGCCGGGCGGGGATGTCGTGCGGATGCAGATGCAAAATATCCCACTTTCGGAAACAGGAGAAAGCTGATGTCGATCGAGACAAAAGATGTGGCCTTTAACCTCAAGGCTGCAGCGGCAGATGGTGCCATCGA